AGTCTATAAAGAGAATCATAAGCCTAAGCATTTTTACTTGGAGGATATAAGAAACTTCAATAAAAGGGAAGACTTACCGCCAGAGCTTTACGACTTGGATTTATTAGATGGTAGCCCGCCTTGTGCAGCTTTTTCTACCGCTGGAGCGAGAGAGGATATGTGGGGTAGAGTTTCAGAGTACGAAGGCATAAACCAAGTAAAGGACGATTTAGTTTATGTTTACTGCGATACAATAAAGAAGCTAAAACCCAAAGTATTTTTACTCGAAAACGTTAGTGGACTAAATAAAGGCAATGCAAAGGTATATCTTAACAATATCTTTCAAACGTTGAGCAAAGAGTATAAAGTACAAATCTTTCAGCTATACGCCTCTTCTATGGGCATACCGCAGATAAGAAATAGAATCTTTATCATAGGACTAAGAAAAGACTACGATTTAAGACCATTAGAATTAAACTTTGATTGTAAGCCTTTAGGGTTTGGAGTTACCAAAAAGTATTGGGATATACCAGCCGATAAGTCCACGGATATAGAACCTTATGCGATTGGCAAGTTATGGGACGAGGTAAAACTTGGAGGCAACCACAAAAAAAGATTTAATCTTTGTAAGCCACACCCCAATAAACCATGTTTTACAATAATCGAATCTTGTAGCAACATTTCTGCCGCATCTGTTGTTCACCCATTCAAGAAACGAAAGCTAAACAAAGAAGAGGTACGCCTACTCTGTACTTTTCCACAGGATTACAACTTTCTTGATACAAGCCCAGTTAGTGTAATGGGTCGTTCAGTTCTACCAGTAATGATGGCTAATATAAGTTATCAAATTTATAAGCAATGGTTATCTAAAATTTAATAATTTACTCTATGAATCAAGATAAGCCAAACAAAGCTAAGATAGTTTATGAGATTGTTTTAGAAATTGAGAAAGGCAAAACGTTTACAGAAACTTTGTCAGTAAATGTCAGTAAATGGCAGTTGAACGAAAGAACGTTTGCAAGATACTGGAAACAAGCCCAAGAAAGCTATAATGTACTCTTAGAGCAACGAAAGCAAGCATTTATAGATAAGACTACGCAAGCCAACAATAAAGCCGTAGAAACGTCTATAATGACGAGAGAGCGAAAGCTGGAAATTCTCGAAAGTATAATAAACTCTACTGCCACTTTTCCTACTGGAAAGTTTATTGAGAAAGTTGTAATACAAGACGGCAAAAAAGAAACCGTACATCAAATGTTGTACTCTAAGCCTTACAGTAGGGACGTACTCCAAGCGATAGACCACCATAACAAGATGCAAGGCGATAATAAGCAGCCCGAAGGTGGAGTAAATAATAATAATTTTATTATCAATGGTAAAGGTGGAGGTGTAGGACTTCATAGCGATTTATCACCCGACTTAGAAAATGAATTAGACCGTTTTGTAGATGCAATCGAAAGACACAAGAACGCCGTATATACACCTAATACCAGCGAGCAAACTACATAAGTATGCAACCAAAGAAAAGGGTATAATAAGGCTCAAAGATGGCGTAATAAAGGGCTTAGAGGTTCTTTTGAAAGAGAAAACCGATAAGGTAGATAGGGTAATATTTGTTAATGACGCCTTTCTAAACGCTTACAATAGTAAAGCTACTTTTCGATTAAGTTTAGGTGGTTACGGTTCTGGTAAAAGTTACAGTAAAGCTCTCGAATATCTACTGCTGTCAATGGGTTACGGCAATCAAGGATATTTTAGAGCTTTGTTTTTGCGAAAGAACAAAGAGGACGTAAGGGATAGCCAGTTTCAGCTCTTCAAAGATATTATTGATGCTTACCAACTCAATGAATGGTTTTCTATCAAAGAAACAACGATGGACATAACGTGCAAATGCACTGGTTACAAGTTGTTAGCCGCTGGAGCTTATGAGGTTGCATCTTTGAAGTCGATAAACGATATTACCCACGTTTGGTTAGAAGAGCCAATAAATAAGGGCAGAAAGAATAAACGTAGGCGTGCCGATATTTCCCGTGAAGACTTTGAAACGCTTAATATAAGGGTACGTACAGAGAAAGCGGATTTGCACATGGATTTAACGTTTAATCCGATAAGTAAATCAACTTGGATATATGAGGACTTTTTCGATGAAAAGAAAAAGAAATACAAAGTAACCAATGACCCCAACGCCACAGAGGAGGCTTTTGTACTCAAAACCAACTATTTAGATAACTACTTTACTTCTGACAAAGCCAAGCAAGATATGGCACGTTTGACAGGTAATGAAGCGATAGTAGGGCGTGATGGCGATTGGGCGATGGAAAAGACAGGCTTAGAATGGTTGTATAGATTTGATAGAGCCAAGCATGTAGGCAGAGTTGCTTATTACAAAGACTTACCAATATTTGCATCATTTGACTTTAATAATCTGCCTTACCAAACGATGATGGGTATTCAAGTAATGCGATATTTCAACGAAGTAAAGCAAAAGAATATCTTGCAAATTAGAGTGTTTAGAGAGTTTTGTATGGCACCACCGTTCAACCACCCTAAACACGCTATAAACACCTTAGAAGCAGAGTATATCAAGCGTTACGGCTATAATGTAGTATCAGTATTTGGCGATTGTAGCGGTAAGTATGGAGTAAACAATTATCTTGATATATTCGACAAATTAAAGAAGTATTTACCAAGCGATGGCAACCAAGTAGGAGAGGCAAACCCTCATAGGCATACTATCAGAGAGATTGTAAACGAGATACTCAATGACGAGTATGATATAGAGATTTTGATAGATAAAAATAATTGCCCAAATTTGATAAATGATTGTGAAAACTTGCAGACTGACGTAAAGGGTTACGACCCCGAAAAAGAGGACGGTATAGAAACCAAAGGACACACTTATGATACCTTAGCTTACTTTATTGCTCAATACTTTGAATATTTACTTAAAGATAGATAAATGGACTTACTAACTAAAATCACTAATATAGTACCCTTAGAGGACTTACAAACGCTTAGTGTGTTGGTTATTGGTCAGCCAGCGAGCGGTAAAACATTCTTGACTGGCATAGCTCAACCAAAGCAAAGAGTTATTCATACTGACGACTACAAAGAACTTGGTTTTTTAGAATCAATGTACAGCGTCATGGAAGACGTAAAGCAGAGCGGTAGAACTTGGGTAGAGGGCGTACAAGGTTATAGACTTCTTAGAAAGGGGGTAGAGCTAAACTGTTATTTTCCCGACATTGTTATTAATCTATCAATAAGCGATAAGCAGAGAGAGATTATATACAACGCAGAGAGAGACCCTGCCAAATTAAAGTATTTGCAATCTTTTGAGAAAGCAAACAATAAAATACTGGCAGATTACGCAGATTATATGGCGTTATCAAGTCATAAAAAACCCTTGTGGGTCGATATTTTAAACGATTGGTAAGATATTATTACAAAAGTTTTTGTAATTTTACAAGAAAATTTGTAATGAGAAAAATATATAAATCAGATATTCTTTTAAATAAAAAAGACTTGTCATTATTGTCATTCCCTTGTGTTTATTTTCTAATACAAGACAATCAAATTGTTTATATTGGATATTCAAATACTTTTTATTTGAGAATATCACAACATTTAGTTAGCGAGAAAGTATTTGACAGCTACTATTTTATAAAGTACGATAGCAAAGAAGAGGCTTTATTAAAAGAGAAAGAGTTTATAAAGGAATTTAATCCATTTTTTAATGGGCAATATTCAGATAAGAGCAATGACAATTTTAATGGAGTAATAAAGGCGAAAACGAAAGAGCCAAAAATGGCTAATATTTTCAAAAAAGCAAAAGTATTTATTGATGGTGAACTTCTGACGACAGAAGGTAATACTATTGAAAAAGCCGAAAACACCCTTTTTGTAACAAAGATTAATTTTAAAATACCTAATAATTCTTATATTAAAAAGAATGACAACCGCTATTATTTTAATATTAAAAACGTTATCTATACCTCAAACAAAGAAACTTTTATTTTAAATAGCGTTGTTTATACACCTATTGGTATATTTGGCTCTATTTACGATATTTCAGAACCAATAAAAAATTAGTAATAATTTTATCAATAGTACAATGAATGAGCAACAAATATTAGAGTTTATCCGTAGGGCAAAGCTCTATATTAATACTGGATATACTCATGCCAATTACTCCACCAAAGAAGAGCTAAGAAAATTCTACTTACAAGTTCTTACAGGAGAGGATTTAGACGACTTACTGCCACAGTTTGAACGTAGAGAAACCAATGGCTTATGGACCCAAAGAAAAGCCTTGACAATAGAGAACCTAAGCCCAATAGCGGCAAGGGTTCTTAACTATTTCTACAAAGTAGCAAGAACGCCAAAGAATAAAAAGATAACTTGTGAAGACGAAAGAAAAAACAAGATTATCAACGAAATTATAGGCTCATTCTACGCAGAAAGCGATATTGAGGAGTATATTACTCAAACGTTGGATATAGCAGCTATAATTGACCCTAATAGCTTTTTAGCAATGGCGATAAGACCATTTGAAGAGGGCCAAACTCCAAAACCTTATCCAGTATTATTTGACTGTACAGAGGTTCAAGATTATAGCTATAATACAGATGGCTCTTTGGAGTACCTTTTTTGCAAGATTGAAAGCCAAATAAATAAAAGAGATGCTAATAATGAGCTAACTTCTGACAAAGAGGATATAGCTGATTATTATTTATTTTTAGAGGGCATGATAATAAACTTTTATCAACAGTCAAGTAATAGACCACAACCGACCAAGATATTAGAGGAGTTTATCAACACGAGAGGTATAAAGTTTTGGGTAGTCAAACAAGAAACTGGTACAAAAGCCAAGGACGTAAAGAATAGAGTACAAGCTATGCCATTGGGTTATATCAAGCATAAAGGCAAGAAAAATATTTTTGTTTCGCCTTTACACCCTGCAAAGCCAATCTTTAAGGAGTTGATACGTAGAAAGTCTGGACTTGATTTATCTATTGAAAACCACGTACACCCTCAACTATTTATGTTTGCTGACCCCTGCCCCGGAGAAATGCACATAAGCGAAAGCCGAAAGTGTGTAAATGGCAAGATAGCTGGCACCGAGGACACTTGTAGTGTTTGTACAGGCGATGGTTTAAAGCCAGTACGTTCAGCACAAGAATATATCAAAGTACCAATACCAAAGAAGACAGATGCGAGCATACCGATTGACAAATGGGCGTACTATAACAGCCCCGATATAAAGCCAGTAGAGTATTTAGATAAGCGATTAAACCAACTCGAAACTGCGGTACTTCAATCAATATTTAATACTGACCATACCCAACGCTATAACGGTCAAGGTACAACAGAGAGCCAATCAGCTACGGAGGTATTTATTAAGCGAGATAGTATAAACAATACGCTCAAACCATTTGCTGACCATAGAGCGACTATATACCGCTTTGTAGGGCAGATGGTTGGTATATTCTATGACGTAAAGACTACTACTGTCTATGAGTACACTACTGAAAAGTTTGAGCCAGTAACTTTTGAGGAACTTATAGCAACTTTAAAGGCTCTTATGGACGCAGGGGCTGACGAGATTCTTATAGATGATATTCAGTTTCAGCTTGCAGTATTGGCTCTCGATAACGACAAAGACAAAATTAAGGCTTACAAGATGCGTAGGAAGTTCTTGCCATTTAGAGGTAAGACATCGGAGCAAATAAGCAAACTAATATCTTTGTCTATCGTACCAAACGAAACAAAGGTTTTGTGGGCAAACTTCAATAAGATTTGGGACGACTTAGAAATAGAAAAAGGGGCGGATTTGTACGATATGGATTTAAACAAAGTACAGCCATTGCTCAAAGCTAAGGTAGAAGAAATTAAGGGTGTTACCGATGAAGAAAACCCAGTTAATCAACTTGGTAACGGCTTAACTGTTGGCTCTAAGTTTCCACCAAAACCAGCAGTAAAATAACCACTTTTTAAAAAACAATTAAGCTAAGTATATATACTTAGCATTGTTTTTCAAGACTATGGAAGAAATAAGAGCCAAGATAGATGAAATATTAAGAAGGCAAGTTTTAACCGAGCAGGCGGTACTCGAATTACAAACTTTGTTCTTTGAGGAAATTATAGCTAAATGGGCTATACTCTCTGACCCCTCCGACTTTGAGGAGTGGTACGATACTTTCAACAATAACTATCACAAAAGCGTAGTATCAAATATTGTCAGTGATGTTGATTATATACTAACTGCTAACGTTGATTACTTCATGGCGATTGGCTTAACAGAAGAGGTTGCCAGCAAAGTTATTGGCTCTATTATCCAAAGTTTGGGAGTAGATGCCAATGGACGATTAAAGCCCGGCTATTTTAACAACGTTCTAAAAGATACCTCAATCAAGCGTACTGTGTGGGATTACATAAATAAGCAATCCAATAATGCAGAATTGACCAAAGAAGTTAGAGCCGAGTTGAGAGCTATTATAAAGGGCAAAGATGGGCAGCTTGGTATTTGGCAAAACCTTTATAGCAAAAGCGACAGAGTAGGCAGTACAATCTTTGATATTTACCAAAGAGCCGATAGAATAGCACAGAGCAAGTTCGCCAAAGAATTAGGTTTGCAAGCAGCTATCTATACTGGTGGAATAATCGGAGGTACAAGACCGTTTTGTGCCGAGCGAAACGGCAAAGTTTTCTTAGTATCTGAAATAAAAAAGTGGTCAAGTTTGGAGTTTCAAGGCAAGAATAAAGGCTATGACCCTATACAAGACTTGGGCGGTTATCGTTGCCGTCATTTCTGGGGCTGGCTCTCGAATCAAACAGCGATGAGATTAGATACAACTTTAAAAGAGAGAGCCAATGGCAGACTTTACAGACAAGCAGCGTAAAATAACATTACTGGTAAGTTTTCTAATAACAGATACCGTATATTTGAAGACCGACCCCGAACAGTTACCAAGAATAATAACAGCGATTGTAGTAAGGCCACAAGATATAATCTATGAAGTTGTTAGCGGTAAAGACTTATCAAACCATTATGATTTTGAACTATCAAAAGAAAAAACACTATGAAATTTGTAAAAAAACCAGTAGAAATTGAAGCCGAACAGTTTATTATTTGGGATTTAAAAAACATTCCCGACAATATAACTATCTTAGACAACAGGTACGCTATTTTTAATAGCACAACCCCAAACCCATACATTGTGATTCCTGCAATTGGTGGAAACGTAAAATGCTATCACACTGATTGGGTTTGCAAAGGGATTCAAAATGAACTTTATCCATGTATAGATAGTATCTTTCAAAAAACGTACAAAAAAGTATAAATATAGATAATAAACTATCAAGCGAAAAGATACTATGAAAGTACAGTATAGGACTACTATTGGAACCATAACGGCTATAAGAAACTCTAAGGGCATAGAATACAGATTGAGCCAAAGAGTACAGTACAACGAAACTGGCGAAACCGTTACTATCTGCGAGATATTACAGCCTACTACTATCTGCGAGATATTACAGCCTACTACTATCTACGGTGGAGAGTATAGAATTAAGCTAAAAGATAGCAACGGTTTAGTATTTGCATCTTTCGATATAGAATATGCACCTTTGTTCTTGACCATTAAGTAAAATACATATACCTTTGTGCAGGTATCATACGTTGCGGTTTGTTATCTTCTACCCTAAGACCCTCAAAAAGTTTTAGGGTTTTCTTTTTTCAATAAATTAAAAATTGTTACTTTTACAAGTCAATTAATTATTAACGATTAAACAAACCGCAAATGACACAGGTAAAAACAAAAATTATTCAAGTCAAAAGACACTTTTCGGACAAAGAAAAGTTAGACATTGCTGGCGAAACTTACAGAATAAGCGAGCAGATAGCCGATACAGAAGACAAAGCCAAGGAGATAGCCCTTGACTATAAAGCTAAGGTACAAGGCTTGAAAACAAAGCACAAAGAGCTATCATATAATTTCAATCGAGGCTATGAGTACCAAGAAGAGCTGGCTTATATCCACCTCAACCACGAAACAAAGATGCGTATTTTTGTATCTGCCAAGACGGGAGAGATTTTAGGAGAGGAAGAATTTTTGCCGAGAGATTACGATAACGTACAGGGCGATATTACGCACGAAGAGGCAAAGAGTGCCTTTGTTAGCTTGCAAGATGAAGCCTTTGACTTTTTCTATTTTACGTTACTCAATGACGAAACCGCCAAAGAGATAACCGATGCAGAGGAGTTTATCAACTATATGAACCCTCAACTTTACAAATATTGTGGTTTGTTGGTAACGCATCTTACTGACAAGCATAAAGAAAAGTTTGCTACTGATACAGTTATTGAGTTTGATACTTTCTTTGACGAAGCGAAAGAATGGTTTGATGAATTTGTAGCACAAAGAATCGAAGACGACCCAAAATTTAGAGCTGTTACCGAAGAGCCAAACGGTAGCGATGGCGTAGATGGTTTTGTAGATGATGTTCAAGCAGCTATTGACGGTGGAGAGTTTCCGTTCCCGACTAATGGAATGGAAGAGCAAAAACCAAAGCCAAAACCAAACAAGAAAAAGAAAGGCGAAGAAGAGCCGGGGCCAGAGGGCGAACAATCAGAGAATCAAGAACCATAGGTTAGGGTTGAATAGATA